CACAGGCTGTGTAAAACTCCGGAGGGATCTGCTCCCGCGATCGTGCGTGAAGTCGCCGGAACCCGCTTGACAGATCACATCCGTTTACCTAGCGTGCGTCTTCGAGCTGATCCGAGCGACCTTCGAGCCTAGGGGCTGACAATGAGAGCTGCTGCCGCGTGGCAAGGGAGAGCAACCCTTGTCGCGCATCCCACACGACGCGACTGGTTTGCGATCCCACCGGCATGGACGCCGGAGGTGTCGCCAGCCCCGTGCGTCCAGCTCGACGGACGCTGGGGGCCAATGGTGCACCGCTCGCACCTACCGCTGCTCGCGAAGACCCATCCCGAGGTCGAAAATTTTTTGCTCACGTACGGATCGCTGCCGCGACTAGAAAGCGATCGCATCCGCGATCGTGCTGACTTCGACATGGCGACGACAGCTAACGGCTGGAATCTCCGCGACTATCAGCACACGGGCCGCGAGTTCATCCGCGAACGCCGCGGAACGCTGCTCGCAGACCAGATGCGGCTCGGCAAGACCGCACAGCTAGTTGCCTCGCACGAACTCGACGATGGACCGCTGATCGTCGTCGCACCGCTCGCGACCCGCGAAGTTTGGCTCGGCTGGTTCCGTCGCCGCTGGCCGGATATTCGCCCAACGGTGCTGCAAGGCAAGAGTGTCGCCTACGTCGACCCGAAGACGAAGAAGCCGTCGAAGCGGCGAAAAGATCGCGGATACGATCTACTCGAAGGCGAGTTCTTCGACACCGAGATGCTCATGAACGCGCAGCTCGTGTTCATGAACTACGACATCCTCGCGGGCTGGAAGAACTTCGGCAACCGCCGCGTCGGCACGCTGATCTTCGACGAGATTCACCTGTTGTCGAACAAAGGCTCGCGTCGCAGCAAAGCCGCGATGTTCCTCTCGGCGCAATCGAACCGTGTGATCGGCGCGACCGGCACGCCCGTGTGGAACAAGCCCGCCGGGCTCTACACCACGCTCGCATCGATTTGTCCGGGCGCGTGGGGCAAGTACCACGAGTACGCCAAACGCTACGCCGACGGGCGCATGGGCGCGCACGGGTTCGTGGCTGACGGTGCATCGCACGAGGAAGAGTTCCGACTGCGTATGCAGGAGGTCATGATTCGGCGCACGTGGCAGGGCGTGCTCGGGCAGGTTCCGCCGATCACACGCACCGTCGAGGTCGTCGAGATCACCGAGCGCCAAGCGTTCGCCGTCGAGAAAGAGGCCGAGCGCGTTCGTGATCACGCAGGCAAGTCGACGATGATCGGCGCAACCGCGCGGTTCCGGCGCCTGCTCGCGAACCTCAAGCTCGAAGGTGCCGTCGACGCGGCCAAACGCGTGCTCGACGGCGGTGAGCGCGTGATCGTCTGGACGTGGCACCGCGACGTCGCGCTGAAGATCGAAGCCGAGCTGGCCAAGCAGGGCTTCCCCGGCTTTGTCGTCTCGGGCGGGACGCACGTCGACATCCGCGAGCCGATTTTCAACCGCTGGCGCGCGCACGGCCCGTCACCGCTGTGCATCACACTCTCCGTCGGCCAGGTCGGTATTGACTTGTCGGCGGCACGCCAGGAAGTCTTCGCTGAGCTGGACTACACGCCCGCGATCGTCGCGCAGGCCGAGATGCGACCGTTCAACGGCATCCAACCTGTCGCCGCGACATACGTGATCATCGATCACGACATCGAGCGAAAGATTCTCGAAGCGCTGCAGAACAAGTGCGAGCTGGCGTTTCGCATGGGCGTGCCCGCGGCCGAGAGCGCGATCGACGTCATCGCGAGCGGCTTCACCGGCATCGGCGGCGGCGATCTGACACCGGACGATCTTGCATCACTCGCATCAGCCGTCCTCGCGGATCATCCGACGGACGAGGACGACAACGACTACCACGGCACGCTGTGGAACTTCGATTGGGAGAAGGAATGACCAAAGCAGACACCGACGACATCGACATCGAGGGTCGCGAGCCCAACATGATCGTTCCACCGCCGATCGCAAATCTCGCGGACTACATCAACATGTCGCCGGATCCGAACGCACGGAACATCGACGACATCCTCGGAGAGATCTTCGAGCACCACAAGATGCCACGGCTCGGTGGCGCGTCAGGTCGTGGCTGGTCGAGCCACGCAACGTTCCAGAAGTGTCCCTACCTATTCAAGCTCAGCTACCTCGAAGGCCAACGCGGCGCACCGTCGGTCGCGCTCGAAGTCGGCTCGCTGATCCACACGTTCCTCGCGCTCCACTACACGTGGATGCTCGACGAGAACCTCACACTCACGCCGTACGTCACGCGTGACTCGCTGCTTGCGGCCGGAGCACGTCCGCAGTCGGTCATCGAAGCGTGGCGGCTATACGAAGCGTACGCGAGCAAGTACGAGAGCGACTACCTGGTGCCGATCGCGATGGAAGAGTGGGCGCAGGATCCCGACGGCAACACCTGCCGCTACGACATGATCGCCGAGGTACCTGCGGCACAACCCGGTGTGGTACCCGGCGTGTACATCGTCGAGCACAAGAGCGCCGCACGGTTCACGGCCGACGCACTAGAGGGCTGGCGGAACGACGGCGAAATTCTCGGCCAGATCATGATCTGGAAGCGCGCCAAGCTCGACAAGAAGTACGGCAAGCTCCGCGGCACGATCGTCAACATCGTCGGCAAACAGAAGGTCATCCAGTTCCACCGCACGATCGTGCCTGCACAGAAGTGGCACGTCACGCAGCACATGGAAGACCTCAAGATGTGGTCCGCGCTGCAGCAGATGTATGCGGCCACCGGTTTCTGGCCGAAGGCGCGCGCGAACTGCGTGACCAAGTTCGGCCTGTGCAATTTTTTTGATCACTGCGCGGAGAATCAAAAGCTCGTGCCTATTCGCAAGCGTGAGTGGGTTCCGCAAACGCGTCCTGCGATCGCAGCCGCGACTGAATCGCGGGAAGGACTTGCGAACGGCGACGCGTTAGGGCAAACGTCTCCAGCTTCGGGCTCGGATGACAACACAGCAGCAGCCACAGAGAACGAAGGGAGCAACGCATGAAGGTCATCGACGTTAGTAAGCCCGGCAAGATCAAGCGCATCACCGCGCTGTCCTACGGAATGTCACGCGCGGGCAAGACGCGCTTCGCCGGTTCGTGGCCTCGTCCACTGTTCCTGTCCGACGCGACAGAATCCGGATGGACGACGCTGTCGAACATGGATCGTACGGTCCTGTTCGAGCCCGAGCGGTCGCCGATCGTGTGGTCGATCGAGAAGGCCGCCGACATGATGCAAGCGGTGCATGAAGCCGAGCCGCTGATCAAGCGCGGCGAGGTTCACACCGTCGTCGTCGACTCGCTCACGTTCTACGCGGATCTGTTCTTCAACACGCTCGATGCTGCGGGCGGCAATCGCGCCGACGGCCGCCAGCTCTACCAGAAGCTCGGCCAGCACCTGAAGAACCTCCGCGAGCAGATTCACCTGCTCGGGTCCAACGTCGTCTGGCTCGCGCTGGAGAAGCCGCCCGGCGAAGACACGCCTGTCGGCGGGCCGATGCTGTCTGGCCAGAACGCTGCGAAGTTCGCCGCGGGCTGCGACTACGTGTTCTATCACCGGAGCTTCCAAGCACCGGGCGCGAACACGGCGCTGCAGTTCGAGATCCGCACCAAGAAGTACATGAACTACCAAGCCGGTGGCCGCGACGAAGGTCGCTTGCCTGATCCGCTCGGCTACGTGCAAGCGTCGGCTGAAGAAGGCGGATCCGACTTCTTCGTTCCCGACTGCACGTACCGCACGCTCGCCGAGGCGCTGGGCATTTTGTCCATCGCTGACGGCACGTCGATCGCTGCTGGGACTGACGACGCGATCGCCGCCGTCGCGTCCAGCAACGGCAAAGGCAAACCCGTCGCGGGCCGCCCGACGCCTCCTGTTTCGCAACCTGGACGGAGCACGTCCAGGTGATTGTCTGAGTCACTGAAACCGTAACCCTTTGAAAGAGAGAGCTACCATGGCCGAATTTGTCGACTACATCAGCATGAACCTGAGCGACCCAAGCGTCACGGCGCACGACGGGCGCTCGCAGCGTATCGATCCCGGTACGTACGACTTCGAGGTCACGAAGGCGGTGTTCGATCAGTCCCGCAAGGGCAATCGCACGCTGCGCGTGACCGCGATCGTCGTCTCCGAAGACGCGATGAAGGGCCGTTCGATGGTCTGTTCGTACGTCATCTCGGACGACGAATTCGCGCGTCGTCGTATGAAGGCGATCGTCGAGGCAACGGGCGCGCAGCTCGATGCCCAGGGCGGCTTCTCGCGCGAGTCACTGATCGGTCTGCGCTTCACGGGCGATGTCGTCATCGATACGTTCGATGACATCGACGCGAAGACGGGCCTGCCGGTGTCGCGCGACGTGACGAAGTGGATCGGTGAGCGCGCCTACGAGGGTGCGGCACCGGTCGCGGCTGCGAAGCCCGCTGCTGCTCCGGCAGCCGCAGGCGGCGCTCCGCGTCGTCCTGCAGCTCCGGCGGCTCCGACCGGCAACGGTCGTCCGACGGCGCCACGCTAGTCAGCGGTTCGTGCTGCCGCGGTCGTTCGCTTAACAGCAGTCGCAAGACTGCGCGGGCTAGCTGCCCGCACCGCGGCCCATCCTCGATCGTCTACGACTGACTGCCAACCCTGCCCGACGGAGCGTACAGCCCACATGATCGATCCCGTTCTGACTGCCATCTCCGAGAAGATCCTTGCCACGCGGTACCTGATCCGCAACGAGAAGCAAGAGGTCATCGAGACGCCGAAAGCGTTGTTCCAGCGCGTCGCGAAGTTCATCGCCTCTGCCGAAACCACGCCCCACGACAAGGACAAGTGGGAAGCGATTTTCTACCGCCTGATGGCGTCGTGCGAGTTCGAGCCGAACACGCCGTGCCTCGTCAACGCCGGTCGCCCCGACGGCACCGGACAGCTCAGTGCATGCTTCGTGATCCCGGTTGCCGATTCGATGGACGGCATCTTCAGCGCAATGCGCAACATGGCACTCGTTCAGAAGACCGGCGGCGGCACCGGTTTCTCGTTCTCACGCCTGCGCCCCGCGGGCGACTTCGTCGCGTCGACATCTGGCATCGCATCGGGCCCGATCTCGTTCATGGAGGTCTTTGACTTCGCGACCGAGCGTATCAAGCAGGGCGGCGTTCGGCGTGGCGCGAACATGGGCATCCTGCGCGTCGATCACCCGGACATTATCAAGTTCATCCGGCTCAAGCAGGACCGCTCGAAGATGCAAAACTTCAACGTGTCGGTGGCGATCACCGACGCGTTCATGCTCGCGCTCGAAGCAGGCAAGGACTTTGACCTGATCCATCCGGTCACCGGACACGTCGTTGGACAGCTCAACGCACGCGCCGTCTGGGACGAGATTGTCCTGTGCGCGCACACGATTGGTGACCCCGGGCTGTGGTTCATCGATCGCACGAATGCGGCCGACCCACTGGCGCACTCGCTCGGTCCCATCGAAGCGACCAACCCGTGTGGCGAAGTCCCGCTGCGCCCGTTCGATGCGTGCTGCCTCGGCTCGATCAACCTGTCCAACTTCTACGTCGAGAAGGAAGGTGCCAGCGCGCACAAGTACGGCAACGTGATGATGCGTCACGGCTCGATCGATTTCGATCGCCTGCAGCGGACCGTCCAGCACAGTGTCCGCTTCCTCGACAACATGCTGACGGTCAACAAGTACCCGATCCCCGAGATTGCCGATGTCACGTCGAAGACGCGCAAGATCGGGCTCGGCATCATGGGCTGGGCAGATCTACTGATTCAGCTCGGTCTGCCGTACGGATCGCCCGAGGCGCGCGAGCTAGGCTCGCACGTGATGAAGCTCGTCAACACATGGGCCGTCGACGCCAGCGAGAAGCTCGCCGAGGAGCGCCAGCCGTTCCACCACTGGCCAGTATCGAAGTGGGCCGAGCGCGGCGACAAGCCGCGCCGCCACGCGACGGTCACGGTCATCGCACCGACCGGGACGATCAGCATGATCGCCGGTTGCAGCTCGGGTTGCGAGCCCGAGTTCGCGCTGTCGATGACACGCGAGCAGGCTGGGCTGACAATGCTCGAAGTGAACCCGCTCGTCGAGAAGATCGCCAAGCGCGAAGGCTTCTGGAGCGACGAGCTGGCCGAGTGCGTGCGCAAGACAGGCTCGCTCAAGGACGCGCCTGGCGTGCCTGATCACTGGCGCGCGGTGTTCGCAATCGCCAACGAACTGGACGCCGAATCGCACATCGGCATGCAGGCGTGCTTCCAGCAGCACACCGAGGACGCGGTCTCGAAGACGATCAACCTGCACCGCGAGGCGACGCCCGCTGACGTCGCGCACGCGTACATGCTCGCGTGGACGAAGGGCTGCAAAGGCATCACGGTCTACCGCGACGGCTGTCGCGAGGGTCAGGTGTTGACCGCGGGCGCTGCTGACGTCAAGCCGACGCTGACGCTCGACCAGGCCAACGACGTACTGCAGACCGCAGTTGCAGCCGTCGAGCGTCGCGCGGGAACGCTGATCGTTCCGGCCGTCAAGCGGCGCGTACCCAACGACGGCCGCCGCGAGGGTGTAACGCTCTCGAAGTCGACGCCGTACGGCACGGTCCACATGACCGTGAACAACCACCCGGACGACGGAGACCCGTTCGAGCTGTTCGTGCGCGTCGGCAAGAGCGGCTCCGAGGTCATGGCGTGGGCTGAAGCGTTCGGGCGCGTCGTGAGCTACACGCTCGCGTTGCCGTCGCCGTTCTCACCCAAGACGCGCCTCGAAGAAGTTGCACGCCAGCTGCACAACATCGGCGGCGGCGACGTCTGGAATGTCGGCATGGAACGCGTCGTCTCGGCGCCCGATGCGATCTCGAAGCTCTTGCTCGCGCACCTCGGTGTCGACGACGGCTACGACAAGTCCGCGGTCACCGTCGAGGCGTCAATGCCGATGCCGCCCATGCCCGAGATGGGATTCATGATGGGCGGCGCGTCGCCGAGCAGCACGCGCGCCAAGAGCCGATCGCTCAGCGATCTATGTCCGTCGTGCGGCAAGGCAACGTTCACGTATCAACAGCGGTGCGGGCTCTGTACGAGCTGTGGTCATTCGAAGTGCTAACGCGTCGCTGAGCTAGCGACACGCAGAGAGCTGTACCACTCGTCAGTAGGGAGACGAGCCGACATGAAGCAACCATCACTAGGCGCAGATTGCGCGATCAACGTCGAGAAGCTCGTCGAGTCGAAGCTGCTCGTGCAAGCGAACAGCGGCGCCGGTAAGAGCTGGTCGATTCGACGGCTCGCTGAGCAGACCTACGGCAAGACGCAGCAGATCATCATCGATCACGACGGCGAGTACCATACGCTCGCCGAGAAGTTCGACTACGTGATCGCGCGCAAGGGTGGTGAAGCTCCGGCCGACATCAAAAGCGCGGGACTGCTTGCGCGTCGACTACTCGAACTGAACGTCAGCGCGATCATCGACATCTACGAGCTGGGAACGCAGCGCGCCGAGTTCGTCAAGCGCTTCCTCGATTCGCTGATCGACTCGCCGCGCGACCTTTGGCATTCGTGCCTGATCATTCTCGACGAAGCGCACCTCTACTGCCCCGAGAAGGGCAGCGCGGTCAGCGCCAACGCCGTCAAGAATCTCATGGCGCTCGGGCGCAAGCGCGGCTTCTCTGGCGTTCTTGCCACGCAGCGCATCGCCAAGCTCGACAAGGACGCTGCTGCCGAGTGCAACAGCAAGCTGATCGGCCGTGCCGCACTCGACAGTGACATGAAGCGCGCCGCTGACGAGCTTGGCTTCACGTCCCGCGAGGACGTCCGATCGCTGCGGACACTCAAGGCGGGCCAGTTCTACGCGTTCGGGCCTGCGTTCACCGACGAGGTCAAGCTGATCCAGGTCGGCAATGTGCAGACGACGCACCTGCGTGCCGGGCAGCGTTCGATGGCACCGCCCGCGCCACGCGACAAGGTCAAGAAGATCCTCTCGCAGCTCGCTGACCTGCCGCACGAGGCCGAGCAAGAGGCCAAGACGATCGTCGAGCTGCAGCAGCAGGTGAAGCAGTTGCGTGGCGAGCTGAAGAAAGCGCAGACGACGCCCGCACCGTCGAAGATCGATGTCAAGGCCGAGAAGCTCATGCGCGACGCACAGCTCGATCAGGCCAAGCGTGTCGAGGCGTTGATCACCAAAGGCGACAAGCTGACGAACCAGTTGAACCTCGTGGCCGTCGAGTTCGGTACGGGCATCGGCGCGCTCAAGGCGACGATCGCGAGCGCGAACGTGAAACTCGTACCGTCGACGAATGGTGTGCGGCCTGTCGACCCGTTGATCAAAGGCACAGCGCGCCAGCTGCGTGATCGCGAGCAGCCAATCGAGAAGTCACCGTCCAAGGGTGATCCATTACATCACCGATACCTGTCACACCCACCGGCTGACGACGATGGGCTGCCGTCTGGCGAGCAGGCGATCCTGCGCGCGTTGATCCAATTTCCGGACGGTCTGCGTCGCGAACAGCTGACTGTGCTCACCGGCTACAAGACCAGCACGCGCAACGCGTACATCGCACGGCTCACACAGAAGGGTTTCGTTCAGACCAACCTGACCTACGTCTACGCGACCGATGCGGGACGCGCCGCGATGCCGAACGCTGAACCGCTACCGACGGGTGAAGCGTTGCGTGAGTTCTGGTACCGCGAGCTTCCGGACGGTGAGTGTTCGGTGCTGAAGCAGCTCGTCGAGCTGTACCCAGACAAGGTCGAACGCGAAGTGGTCACGGACTTGACCGGTTACAAGACCAGCACGCGCAACGCCTACCTCGCGCGACTCCGCGCCAAGCAGCTCGTCGTCGTCGTCGACCGCGAACACGTGAAGGCGAGCGAGACGTTGTTCGAGGTCGATGCGTGACAGCAGTCGCTGAAGCTGCAGTGGAAGCGCCCGTCGAGGAATACGAGCCGCCGCTGATCGTCCGTGGCAAGACCGACGGCGCGAACTGCTTTGCGTGCCCGTTCTCAGCGATGGGCAAGCCCAAGCAGCCCGTGACCGGTGAAGGCCCTGAGCGACCAATCTGGATCATCGTCGGTGAAGGCCCTGGCCAGAACGAGACGATTCAGGGCCGTCCGTTCGTCGGACAGTCGGGCCGCATGGTCACGGACGCGCTCGTCAAGATCCGCACGCGTCGCGAGAGCGTCTGGATCACCAACGCGACACTGTGTCAGCCGCCGAGCGGTTCGACAGATCTACAGAAGCGCGAAGCTCGCCGCTGCTGCGCGCCACGACTGCAGAAAGAGTTGTCCGAATTTCCGGGCCGTCCTGTCGCGGCGCTCGGTGCGATCGCAGCGCAGGGCTTCTGCGGCGAGAAGTTCTCGATCACGCAGATGGCTGGTGCGATGCACGAGGTCGACTTCGACGGCACCGGGTCGCGCGTCGTCATCCCGAGCACGCACCCTGCAGCGATTCTCCGCGGCGGTACAGGTGGCGGCGGCGGCGCGCACACCAGCGATCTCGGTTACTGGTCGCTCTGCTACGACCTGCAGAAGGTCAACCTGATCGCACGCGGCGTCGACATTCGGTTCACCGACGACATCGAGTACGAGACGTCGGATCCCGTCCGCGCCGAGAAGCTCGTCGAGGACATGGTCCGCGACATCCGAGCGAAGCGCGAGTTCGCTTGCGATACCGAAACGTACGTCGACGACCCGAAGCAGCACTCGGCGTTGCAAGCGGCCCACGCCAAGCTCAACGCGATCGGGCTCGCGACGACCGAGCGTGCGATCAGCGTCGCGTGGGGAATCCTGACCCAACGCGCGAAGCGCCTGATCGGTGCTGTGCTCGCCGACAGCGGCATCATCAAGTGGTTCCACAACGGTCTCTACGACGTTCCGGTACTGAACCGGCACGGTTTCACCGTCGAGGGGCCGCGCGAAGACACGCTGCTGATGCATCACAGCGCGTTCCCGGGCCTGCCGCACGACCTGCAGCGCGTGACGACACAGTTCCACGCGATCACGCCATGGAAGGCCGAGTACCGGCACGGACAGGGCTCGCTCGAAGAGTTGCTGCCGTACAACGCACGCGACACACTCGCGACGATGCGTGACGCCGCGCCGCTGACCATCGCGGTCAAGCGGTCGAACGCGGAGAAGACCTACGAGGTCGACAAGGCCATGGCCCGCGCCGCCGCGATCATGCACGTCAAGGGCGTGCCGATCGATCGCGCGGTCAACGAAGAGCTGCGCGTCGGCTTCAAGACGCACATCGATCGTACGCGCGCCGAGCTGCACGGGAAGGTCTTCGACGAGGGTATCCACAGCCGGTTCAAGGAACGGCTCGCGTTCGAACAGTCACGCCGCGCACGCAAGCACGACCCACTCGACATGGACGAGCGCATCAACAAGCGCCTCGACGAGATGGAGAACCCGCGCAAGCCGTTCAAGTTCATGATCGACTCCGGCGATCACATCGTGGCCTTCCTGAAGGCCTGCGGTGTTCCGTTGTCGATCCAGACCGCCAGTGGCCGTGTCTCGACGAAGAAAGACATTCTGGAGAGCTTCGCGCACTACCCCGAGGTCCGCGCGCTGCTCACCTACCGCGAGAACGCGAAGCTGCTCAACACGTTCGTCGAGCGCTTGTTCACGCGCCAGTACGGCGACAAGATCGTCTACGGCTTCGCCGACGAAGACGACCGCGTGCACCCGCGCTGGAGTGTCCACAAGATCACGGGTCGCTGGGGCTCCGAAGCACCGGGTTCGCAGAACTGGCCCAAGGCCGACAAGAAGAAGGGTCGCCCGAACCTGCGTAGCCAGGTCATCGCGCGTCCCGGCCGCGCCCTCGTGGCTTTCGATGCCAAGCAGCTCGAAGCACGCATCATCGCGCTGCTGTCGGCCGACCCGTTCCTGCTCGACATCTTCAACAACGACAAGGACATTCACAGCGAGTTCGCTCGCATCGTGTGGCCAGACTTCGACACGCGCCCCGTCGACGAACGCAAAGTTCTCCGCGACATGATCAAGCGGCCCGAGTACGGCGCGTTCTACGGCGGCGCCGTC